AATAACTACAGCAACTTGCTCGTATGTTGGAGCAGAACCGTTGCCACTGTATTGACGGAATCCGAAAGGCGCATTTGTATTTGCCATAACGGAGCCTCCTTATTACAGGAAAGTCCATCATCGCACACCGAGGCGACTTAGAACCAAGGAAGAGTTAAGACCTTCCACGCCGAGGGAAGGGAACCAGACAAGCTGTGTTCACCATTTGTTCTAATATAACTAAGCAATTATGTAAATAGGAATTTTTGCCTATTTATTTAATTTTTGTAAAAGTTGCAGGGGCATTAGCAGGAATTGACCGAATTACTACCCCAGCCAGGTCAAGAACCGCTTTGCGAAATTCGGGATTCTCGACATTATTCATACCAGATAATAATAAATATGTGGCATAAACCCGTTCAGCAACCGAATCATAAAAGCGCGGATGCCGCTGTTCCTCTACAGGTTCGAAGAAAAAATCGTCGTCCAGATCGTCATTAACTTCCGTGGACATCTTCTGGCTCCCGTCCTGTAGCGATCCAATCGTCGCTGACTGGATCGGGCATCTGAGGTTCTGGATTACGCGCAGGGTGACTTGGTGACCGACGCACATAACCCGAAGAAACTTGCCTATCAGTGTACTTCTGAAGTTTGTTTAAGTCATCCATAATATGCAGCATGGCAATTAATTCATCCGCCATATGAATTGATGCATTTTCTAAATTACCATATTTTTTTGTAAATTCGGCAACAAGGCCAGTAGCCAAGCTATTAACCATAATAAATCCCTCTGATAGAAAAGGGGGCTGATTTGCCCCCTTCTCAGTAGACCACAATTACTTGTCGGAGGGAATAGGAATTGGTTCGTACCCATGAGAAATTTTAGGGCGAACCGAAGCGTGATCGCGACCAAATTGTCCATCTGGAGCGGAAGCAAGCTGGCTTTCTTTGGTACGGACCTGATTACGGGCATTGCGGTAATCAATAGCCCGCATTTCATCTGTAATTTCTTTAGGACGTTCCATAAGAACCATACCCTTACGCTCAATATGACCAGTTGCGCCAGGAGGCATCATTTCTGGGTGGCGAGATGCGGGTACAGGTTCCCATCCAGTGCGGCGAAGCGCAACAGTATAAGCAGGGTTTTCCTGCCCCAATACCTTCTGCGTCTTCCACTCATAGGACCAACCATCTGGGACCATGTTCGGATCAAAATGAAACTCATCCTGACCTTCATCTAAATTGCCAAGGTGTCCACGTAATTCAGCGGCACGTTGGGCTGCACGGCTGCGTGGGTCATCTGATTTAGCTGGCTCTGGACGCATTGCAGGGCGGCTAACAACTGGTGTTTCCACTGCCTGTACTGCTTCGACTGTTTTCTTTTTTGTGCCGAAAGGACGGCCACGTTTTTTAGGTGCTGTTTCTGACATTACATTCTTCCTGCTTTTTGCAGAGCAATCTTATTCAGATAATACTCTTTTTCAGTTAATCCGCTGGCACGGGCCGCTTCTGCTTCCGCTTGCGTCAATGTGACGACATTTGGACGGCTGCCTGGGCCACCGCCTGTGCGAGAAACTGGTGCAGCCGCTGGAGACGAGCGGCGTTGTGTTGGTGCTGCTGCTGCTGACATAGCTGGCTCATTGGAACGATCTACATCGCGGTTATTAAACCCAAGTCGGCCTTCGATATAATCAAAATACTCACGAGTATCTGGAATAATACCATCATCAACCGCATCAGCGTGTGCGCGGAACATGCGATCAATTGTTTTTTGATTGCGCAAATTATCGCGGTTTTTATCCAACCAGGAAGCAGACGCTGGAGAAACCTGACTTATCAAGTTATCGACAGGATCTGATGGTTGATATTGTGGCTGCTTTTCTTTGGGACGGCTTTCCATAGCCGCTTTGCCATTTTCAAGCTGCAACAAGCGAGAAGTATTCTCAGACATGCTGAGTTGAATTTCCGCAGCCTTATCGTAATCACCAACTGTCATGGCATCACGATAATTAGCCTTTAGAATTTCATTTTCGCGCTTAACTGTCTCAATGACGTTGGTAACAAAGTGAAGGTTTGTATCTTCTGCTTCATTCTTTGCACGAACAGCCAATTCAGCGGCTTCTCTTGCACGTCGTTCAGCCTCTAAGCGAGCCTGTTTTTCTGCTTCTAAACGCCTAGAAAGTTCCTCGATACCATCATTTGGTTCAATTTCTTCTTTCTTTTTGCTTTTAGGTTCTTCTTGGACAACAACCTCTGGTTCTACCGCAGGGGTTTCGTCTTCTAGTACCTTGACTTCAAAGTCATCATCTTTTTCTGACATTTTATACCTCACCAAACGCGATCTGGGTGGTCAACACGACCCTTAACAGTAATATCGTCCAGCATACGGCATAGAACGCCATTTACTGTGATACTCCAGCCATCTGAGGGACGGTGAACAAGCCAATCGCCTAATTCGTAATTAATACCATTGAACCATTCGCCATCCGTATCAACGCAAGCGCTTGGTCCTTTCTTAACGAGCAAGCCAACTTTGGCCTGATAACGGTCTTCATCTGTTGTTTTGTCAGTTAAATAAAGACCGCTTTTTGTTTTTTGAGGACGGATATAAACCGCCACCAAAAGTTGGTTTTGGAATACTTCAACATTTGAAATATCGCCAAGTTCTTCTAACAACTTCTTACGAGGATCATCCTCGTGTTCCATAGTCATAAAAGGCATACTTTTCCCCTCTGTTTTTAACCAAGTTTTTGGGTAACTTCCTTCTCAGCTTCGTCGCACAATTCTAGTGCATCCCGAAGACCGAGAATGAAACCTGCATTGAATTGATAAGTTGGAAAATCGAAAACGCTATGACCTGTAACAAGGTTTTCTTTGCGTTGTTCTATCTCTCTCTCAATCATCTTCTTTAGTTCAACAATATAATATTCGTGTCTTGGCAACATTAACCGCTCCCCTCAGCAGTTCCCTCTATTATTTGGTGGGACGGGATATTAAAGAGGGGTTAATACCCCGCCCCTTTAACCACTCTACCGAAGAGTGATTAACCCTTAATTGCTTTCGGAGGCTTAAGTCCGTAAGCTTTTTCTTTCTCTAAACGACCTTCACCCGAACCAGCACCGAACTTCATCTTTGGATAAGTACGTCCACCTGATTTGCGAGGCATTGCGCCACCTGCTGGAGGTGCTTGCATCGGCATAGGCATAGGCATTGGCATCGGCATTGCGCCACCAGCCATTGGCATACCCTGTGGAGGCATTGGAACAGGCACTGCACCTGGGCCACCCATAGGAGGCTTAGGAGGCATTGCACCCATTGGGTTTTGACCATCCTGTGGTTTTTGACCAGCAGAGATGATGATGTTTACGTTTGTTTTACCCTTACCAGCGCGACCACCTTCTTTGCGAGCCAAACGGCCACCAGTTGGGCGTGTGCCACCAGTATAGTTGCTGCCATCAACTTCATTAGCTGCCCCACCATTTTTGTGGTGCATACGCTTCAAAGTTTTTGCCAAGTTAGCGCGTTTAGCTAATTTAGGATTCTCGCTGTGAGATGCTTTTTCAAGCTTCTTAGCTGGAATCTTTTCGCCAGCAGGAACGTGAAGTGACTTATGCAAAGCGCCAGGATGTTTAATAGCACCTTGAATCCATTTGCCATGAGTGCGACCACCACGTTTTAAATTCATTTGGTTGTTTTCATCCCACTCACCATAGTTTCGAGGATTTAGTCCTTGTGAACCTAGGTTTTGAGGGCCTTGGGTGCCTTGGGGGCCTTGGGTGCCTTGGAGGCCTTGTGGGCCTTGGTTTTTTGAAGATTGTGCCGCCTCCATCATAGCGCGGTTTTGCATTTCATCATAACCGCCATCAGCCCGATGCAAACGACCGCCCTGCTTCTTGCCTGTAAGAGCAGAAGGCTTAACCATCTTGCGAACAAGTTGTTTATCAGCTGCTTCATCTGGATGGGCGATTTTGCCGCCTCTTTTTGCTGCCGTAGGAAGACCCATTCCAGCAGCACGCATGGGCGATAAAGAACCAGCGCCTACACGTTGGAAGTTCATGCGTGATGGATTAACACCAGCTGTTTGGGCTGCTTGTGCCATCTGCTGCATTGCTGCTGCCTGTGGGCCACCCATAGCTTTTTTGGTGCGACCGCCAGACTTGCGGGTTGTGGGTGGGCCGTTTTCATATTCTGGCTCGTAGTTGTTACCTTTACTATCAGTAACAGCACCAGATCCAGTGCGATCATCTTCGCCTTGCGCTGCGCCACCTCTGGTATAACCACCAACATGATAAGAACCAAACTTCGCAGCATTGGCATCTTTTACATTACGGTTTACCTTGGCATTTACCCATTTTTCAACTTCGCCGCCAGACTTGCGTGGCTTACGACCAGCATGTTGCTTAGTCGCTTCACCCATCACCTTGCCGCCTTTTTTGAAAGCGCGACGTGATACAGGGCGTGGGCCAGTCTGTTTGTCAGCATTTTCCATTTCGGGGGGTGTCCAACCAGAGGCATCAACCTTCTGGTGTGGGTCGCCAGCGGCCATCTTCTGGGCCTTTGATTTAAGCGCCTTACGGGCAGCTTTTGCCATGTCGTTCATGGTTTGTTCCTTAGCTAAGAAATAACGAGCGTCCTCGTGATGTGCATAATACACGAGAAAATATTCTTACAACAGAGGTATTTTATCCATGTTTTTAAATATATTCCCATTTGTAAGTGAGTTATTTTGGTTGTTTATAGCATAACTTATTGATATTATTTGATTCTTTATGTTTTTGTGCTGTTATTCTAAGTATTCATACATTGTTTTGAGTATTTGGGGGTATTTTGATGTGTCTGAACCTTGTTCAAAAAGATTTGCGGCTTCCATAAGTCTTAGGTCTTTAAGGTCACAATCGCTTAGGTAAATTCGTTCTTTGGTATTGGCATCGCATATTAATCCACTTTCCAGTCCATCTGGGCGGTTAATTCGAGAAAACAAATATACAAGATATTCAGTCCTTGGGTTAAAGGTATTTGTTAAGGTTTCCCTGTCGCTATACTTTAGAGTTGAATAAGTAAATATATTTGTCCCATAAATTGAATGTAAACCCCCAGCCAAACAAACAACTTCAGATACATTTGCTTTTTTGAGTATTTGATAAGTATTTAACAAATGGTCACCTAAAGATCTACCACTGTGCTTTGTTTTAAAGCATCCAACATTTGTTAGGAATTGAATCAAATTGTTCATTCTATTCTAACCTTAATAACAAAAACCATTCTTGCTGCTGGGCATAAACGGCTAACTGATCTACCAACATGCATCATAGCACTTGGGAAAACAACACATCTGCCAAATTTTGGAATAACAGCAGTTAATATTTCATCTTTATCATCAAAAAACATAGTTTCGCCAAACCATTCTGTTTTCCAATTTTCATTTAAATATACAACAATAGTCATATCACTATCATTTTCACTATCGGTATGGGTATATCCTTCCGTACCAAATGTGTATGCGTTAATATAACATCTAATAACCACAGAATCTTCAGGTATAACCTTTCCCCTTAATGCAGATATAATATTAATAACAACAGTGGGTATTTTATCTTCAATATCTTCTCTATTGTCTTTGCCTACCTTTTCGAAACTTAAATTCCAATGCCCATAATCAATTTTGTTATGAGACTTCCAACCATAGGTAAAACCATGATTGTTTATGTATTGTATTAACTCTTTAAGTTTATCTATTTGAATTATATCATCATATTTTTTTATTAGAAGCATTTGTGAGATACTATCCAATAACCCCTCTTCAATGTCCATATTATGTCCTTCGTTTCGCAGTCATAAAAGCTTTACGTATTTCTTTTTTTAAATCATCTTGAGACATCATTTCAATATGTTTATTCCAATTATGTTTTACACGAAATGCTTTGGGCCTACGGTTGGGGTTTGTAAAACGACCACCGGTATGTCCATCATCATCCCCACCAGGGCTGCCCCCATCTGGTGTTCCTCCATCTGGTGTTCCTCCATCTGGTGTTCCTCCATCTGGTGTTCCTCCATCTGGTGTTCCTCCTCCCGGTGTCGCGCCATCGGGTGGTGTTCCGTCAGGTGTTGTGCCATCAGGGGGTGCCGAAGATGGACTTTCAGCTAATGATGCCGAATTAATACCAGCTTGTGCGGCAGCCAATGCGCTTGCTTCCGTTGAATCTGGTCCAAAACTTGATGCTAAGTCACCATATCCGCCTGGCAAGGATGATCCTATTACCGAACTATAATTGGGAGAAGCGGCAATATTAGGATCGCTCAATGCGTTTGCAATTGTTGCAAGAGCCGTGTTTTGATCAAATGCCTGTGCCATACTTAATGGATTACCGCGATCAGTAGCACCCATTGTTGGATCGCCGTGGTTTCCATAAGAACCAAAATTTGTGCTGGCGCTTGCTACAGGCGCACCCGGACCCTGCATAGCCCCCAAAGAAGCGTCATTTTGTGATACGTCATTAGTTTCCAGTGGTCCGTTGGATGGAAAACCAAAGGAACCAATATTTGATGAACCCGTAGGACCACTTAAACCAAACGCACCAGAATTAGTTGCACCTAAAGCATCACTTACTGTCGATGTTGGTGTGGAGGACGAATTAGTTGTGCTACTATTCAATCCAGCTTGAATATCACCCATAAGTGCGGCTGATGCTGCGTTAGTATCTTGTATATCAGCACCTAATTGATCTGACATTCCAGCATGTGAAGTTGAGGATGATGGGGTAGAACTTGTAGTTGTAGAAGTCGGTGCATTTGAATAACTAGCTACAGTTCCAACATTTGTTGGGGTGCTAGGTTCCGATGGTCCAACTAATGTAGATCCAATTGTAGGTCCGCCTAATAAACCAGATACTGTATTTGCGGCACTTATTCCCATTCCAATAGGGCCAAGCGCACTAAGAGCAATCCCAGCGCCGATATTAGTTGCCGTCTGGCCTGGGTTGGCAATAGCATTGTCTATTGGGCCAAAACCAGTTGGTGACGTTGAATTATCAGATGTTGAAGGAGCGGGCGATGCGGAAGAACCATCCGCTCCACCGCCACCATCTTGGGGTATAGGCAACCCAGTCACAGGATCAATTTTTACAGGTTGGCCGCCATCCGCAAATTTTCGACGCGCAAACTTCCTTGCGGTCATAATTGCGTTTCTGATGGCTTTATCACTCATTGGTGTTTATGGCCCAAAAGATGACTAATCAAGCTAAGGGCATGGTGAAGAGGGTCATGTTTCTTTTCTTTAACCGCACCACCACGTTTATGGCCATTATCAAACGTGTCATCTGCGTTGTTAGCGACGTAATTAGGGTCCATCTTTTGCAAAGCTTGGCTGGCGCGAAAAAAATCTGCCGCGCTATCATTGTTCCCCCAATTAATATCAGTAGGGTCTTTTGAACCTTTTGGTGCAACTAATTGATTATTTGATTGGTAATTATCACCGCTAAATAAACGAGAGAAAAATCCAGGCTGGGAAGCAGCCGCTGGACCAGAAGTTGGCCTAGTTGGAGGCGTTGGAACATTATTGCGATTTGCCCAAATATCTTGTTTTGCGGTTGGTGTAGTTGTTGATGCAAGTGCCTGACGAGGCGAATTTAAAACCTGCAATGCCTGTGTTTTGGCATTTTGTATATTAACTGGTGAATAGTTTGATGCCGCAACTGGTTTAAATTGATCGGAATCATCAGTATTTTCCAAATTATATCCATATCCTGTTGATTTAGCATTAGGATCTGTTGGATACATAAATGGTGTTCCAGCACGATAGCCTGTCATTTGCTGTTCATCAACGGCATTACGAGAAAGCGCTTGATTGGCTGCTGCTTGCCGCGCTATATTTACAGCTAAATTACTTGGAGATAAATCATATTGTGATCTTAATTCTTCATCCGAAAGACCATATTCTGGCAACATTGACATTTGTTGATTACGTAATGTTGGGTCAGTAATTTGTGATACTGTTGAATAATTTAGCTGAGGATTTGTTGATGATAAACGATTATACCAACCAGTTGCATCGCTGACGGGTGGTTGTGAAGTATTAAGAAGGTTTATTAAGTTTTTTTCCTCATCAATTTCCGCTTGCGTAGTGACGTGACCCTGCTGTGGATTTCTTAATTGTTGTAGTCTTTGAAAGTCTTCTTTCCTAAATTGTGGTTGTGGAACAACTGGCACATCTCCACTTTTTTGCAAGGCAATTATCATAGCTTTATTCAGCATATCATTTTGACCACTTGTATTATCAAATGTTTCTAATGATTGCCTTAAACCTAGAATTCTTTGACGACGTTGATCAGCTGTTTCAACCATCTGCCTGTTCCTACTCTATCGGTTGCGCCGAACCAGGTGTTATTGGGTTTTCATTTCCCTCTAAGCGCTGTAACAATCCTGGTTCAAGGATACTGCGCGCAATAGCCAAGCCTTGTGGGTCTTTTGCCATATCTTCTGCAAACTTAACTGCCGCCAACCGCTCATCGCTTTCACGATCACGCTTGCGGTTTGTCGCTTCAAGCAACATTTGCTGGCGTTCCATGTCAATTTCTTTAAGCTTAATCATGTTAGCCATCATTTGCGGGTCCATTTGACCGCCTTGTTGGCCAGGCTGTGGTTGTTGCATCTTAGCATGTAACTCCATAGCTTTTGCCTGATCAAGCATAGCTTTAGCGTCGGCAATTTTCTTCTCGTTTGCAATTTTGGCTTGGATTTGTTGCAATTCTGGAGGAGGCTGTTGTTGTGCGGATGGAGGTGCCATAAACTGCTGAGGATTACCCCAACCAATGGCTTGCATCGCCGCAATATCAATCGCAATTGGGTCATACATTGATGGATTACCAGCCTGAAGCTGCTTCAATGCCGCAACCTTCATCAATCGTTGTGTTTGCGAAGCTGTGTTTGGATCGGCTTGCGGTGTTAATTCGCAATCTTCCAATGCTTGCAGGAATGTATCCTCATCCCATTGATATGCTGGCTTACGATTACGTTGCCAGAAGCTTTCTGGGTGTTCTTTAAAACACTGAACAAGTAATCTAAACTCTTCGGCTTGAGCAGCGTGCATACGTTTGTGGACGCTGTTCATAATCTTGGTGGCTTGTTCGATAGAAGCCAGGGTTGTGCCAACTGGTGTTTCAGTTACACCTTCACCAACAGCTTGCTCCGATGTCCCACCCAAGCGTTGGCCCGTTTCAACAATGTTCTGAACAAGATTCATCAGGGCAGCTGATGGTTCTTTGTACGGCAGCGGCATGATGGCTTGATTGATTGGCATACCACCCGTTTTCACAGGCGCACCACCGCCAGGAGGCACACGGAAGATGTTTGTATTCTGACGCATACCAACGTCAGCAAACAGGAAGCCTGGGAAGTTGCTGTACATACCAGCATCGAGCAATTCACGCCATGCAGCGGTCACTGCATTTGTTGTATTACCGAGTATGTGTAGCAAACCAATATCGTAAAAACCCATGCCAGGAACAAACGTATACTTCGCGAAACATTGCCGTGCTTCTGGTAGGTCTTTTGTATCTTCATCGTAATTTCGAACCACTGAAAGAATTTGTTTCGACGATACGTCGATTGTGACGCGATATGGAACTTCTAAACCAGTCTCTTTACCCTTGTAGGTATGTTCAAAACCGCGAATATCTAATTCACAATAAATCTCGTAAATCTCACGATCACGATCTTCTGGCTTTAGAATGTTATCTTCAATGCCTTGCTGAGTTTTCTTTTCACGCTGCAAGCTATCAAGTTTAGCAGGTAAAGGGGTTGGCAAATCAATGTCTTTATAAACGCCAAGAATTTGTAAACGGCGCACAGTCGAAGGCCGCATGAAAGTGCGATGCGTAATACGTTTTGCATTGCGTAAATCCGTAGCAGAATTATTAACAATCAAGTCATCAGCATCCACAGTCTCAGAAACTGGGCGATTACGCAATGGGCAGAAGTAAACTTTTTTAAATGCCGTTCCGCCAAAACCAAGCATAAGCAACATGCGGTCGGTATCAGGATAATATTCAGATGCTGTGCTGGTGAGGTAATGGTTTAAATCCCGCTCCAGCGCATTAGCCATCTGGTCTTCTTGCAGCGTGGCGTTGTTATTGTCGTTGCGGATCTTAACTGGGCCGTCTGTGGGCAGCATTTCCGAACGTGCATTAGCTTGAAAACGTAACACAGCCTCAAGCAGCAATGGATGGCGCACACGGCTCATGCCTTCAACTGGCGCACCTTCTGCTGATCCGCCAAGACCAGGAATCTCGATCTTAAGACCAAGAAGCTTTAAGCCAAGCGCACGATCTTCGACCCAATCCTTGCGGCTATTGATGTCGGCTTCCACACCAGATAAAAGTTCGCTGGAAATTCTGTTAAGTTCCATCTCGTCAATTTGATCGACGAGGTTATCGAACCACTCTCCGCCTTTTTCTTCCCTGTCTGCATTTAATGGCTTCCCATCCAAAGAGATTGTGACCGACCCATCTGGGTGTTCAATCTTTAAAATATTGCCCGAATCATCAAATTGCGGCGCATCCGCATTGTCATCGGTAACTTCAACGATAAAATCAGACGGAGCAATAGCAGAATCGTCTTGTGGGCCGTCTTGACGTATGGATGGTGATAAACCAGGTGTTAAAGGCATATTGTTTTCCTTACGGCTTCGTCCTTGGTTTCCATTTCATAGACAAAACGGCGAATACCCTCTTGAGCCGCCAATGTATCACTTTTTGCATCAATCGTATAGGTGCGAACAAAATCATAAGGCTCCTCACCCCATACTTCCACGCGATAAAGATTCTCCCCTTTGGTGGCAGACTCGCGCAATATATCAACAATAGCCTTAGCTTTAACCACAGCTCTCTCCTTTTGGGGTAGTTTGGCAATAATAACAGAAAACTACGCTGGGTAAAGCGGTTCTATCTTATCGTTGTACAATTGAGGCACGTCATCATAGGCTTTGCTCTCGTCCACACGCTGCAACAGACCAATTTGACGCAAATGACGTATTGCCATGCTTACTGTATCGACCAAATCGTCATGCTTGGCTTTTGGAAAGGCAGCAACTTGGTCAATAACCATGCGTGACCATGCTTTATCAGGCGCATAAATCAATCCATCAGCAAATAAATGCTGAATGGAGTAGAGTCGGGCTAGTTTATCGGTTCCTTTAGGGTCATCTAGCTGCACAGCCCACTTTTCGTGGTTGTATAAACGCCGTAATTCTTGCGCCACACTGTATCCAGCCGCTTTATTCTCGACTAAAACCTTATCTACCTTCAATTTTTTCATAGTTTCGGCAACTTTTGTCACCAATTCATGCAATTCAAGCTTGGCTTGCCATGCATACATCATCATAACCTTGGCATGACGTTCCCCAAAGAAGCGATTTACCTCTAATTGCTGTGTTACAAATGATCCGTCGCCATCTTCCATCAAAACATCGACCACAACGCCGTCACGAGTAATTTGTTTTGGTGCTGGAGCGGCGGTTTCTTGCGAAAATACGCCCCAAACTGTCATGGCGCTAAAGTCATTTTCCTGTTTTGTCGTGTATGCCGTATCCAAAGCAGCGACAATAAAGTCCATTGGAGGATATGCAGCCGCTTCCCACGGTTCCCACCATTCAACTTTGATTACACCACCGCCTTTAACTTCTGGACGCTGCTGTAATTGACCCGCTGTCGCCCAAGGACCAAGTTGTTTTTCTAGTGTCTGCACTTCCAACTCGCCAAATCGCTCTGGCCAAAGCAATTCATCCTCTTCTGTGCGAGGATCTTGCCATAAAACAGCCTCGCCATCGTCTGATTTATCAACTGGAACAAGCACGGTATGAAAAGAACGATGCGGTTCATACTTCATTGGCAGCATTAAATGCGTCCAATTACCTACATCTTTCTCCAAGATATGACCCGTAAGGTCGTTTTCGGCGAGTCTTTGCTGGATGATGACGAAACAACCTGTTTTTGGGTCGTTGAGACGGGTTGAAAGGGCAGAATCCCACCATTCAATTGTTTCGTGGATTTTTGCTTCTGAGAATGCTTCCTGTGCTGCGTTAGGATCGTCAACGATGATGATTGATCCGCCTTCACCCGTAAGCGCAGAGCCAACCGATGTAGCAAGTCTCGAACCTCTTTTATCATTATCGAACCTTGTTTTAGTGTTTTGGTCCCCAACCAGATGGAAGCGTTCGCCCCAACGCTTCTGAAACCATTGAGATTCAATCAAGCGGCGGCATTTTACCGAATCACGCAACGACAATTGTTGGGCATATGACGCTGTCAAAAATTGAACACCTGGCCCAGATGTTGGAGTTGGTGTTTGTTGCGTCCATGTCCACGCTGGAAAGGCACAAGAAACCAGTGATGACTTAGCGCAGCGAGGTGGGATGTTGATGATCAAGCGCCGAATGTGGCCGTCTGTGACCGCCATAAGGTGTTTAGCAACAGCCTCAATAGGCCAGCCAGGGGTAAAGGGTGAAGCGTCTAAATATTTCCATCCCCTGCGTAAAAAAGTGTACAGATCGTCTTCGCATTCTTGCCTATCCATCGCCAATAAATAATCTTGCGAATTAATCCGCTTGCCTTCGTGCTGTATAATGGCCATTAGACCCTAACCTTTGCAAAGGAAACGTATTTTTCGCCAGTCTTTTTATCCTGATAACAGTTAAATATAGCCATGTTTTTGTGGGCGGGGTTGTTTGAATAAATCAAATCCCCACCTGGTTCCTCATAGCAATACCCATAATGGTTATCCATTTCCTTTCGGCGCAGATAACCATAAGTATAATGCCAACCTTGGCTAATAAACTTATCGTTTGAATAACTCACGCGATTTCTCCAGAACCTCATTGATGTGTTTATCCAAGTCTTCTTGTGTTATAGGTGTTAATTGCATCATGTTAGCACGAAACATATCTTTTAAAATCTTTATCTGATGGTGAGCCATTTGGATGTTGGCATCGTATACATCCCCCGCCTTGCGCCAGATGGCCTGAACCTCGGCTGGCAATTCTTCCCAAGCTGGCGGCTTAATGTCGATCAATTTGGTGTTTTCGCAATAAACTGCGTACATATTTTTAGCTAATTCATCCATTGGTTTTTTCCCATCTTTTGAGTTGATCTTGGGTAAGGACGTATGTTTTTCCATGTCCAAGATCGGAGATGTTTTCTGGTTTGGTAAAATTCTCTTTTTCAATCCAGCCAGGAAACGTGACAGTATTACCATCCAATATTGCCAAGACATATATATCAACATCTTGGTTTTCTTTCAATGTTTTAATAAGTCGGCCATTTTTGACCCTTGTTGTCTTTACATCAATTCTTTTACCCCGAATCATGCAGTCAAAACTTCCAGATCTGATTGAAAGATCTACGGACATGAAGATATTGTGATATTTGCAAAAAGCATATTCGCCAATCACGCCGTCTTGATCAATATCAAATTTTCCTTGTTTGCCCACTTGAGTGTCGGTAACAAAGTTAGATCGGCAAGCTATATGCCGCATATTACCTATCATTTGGCAGACAGCTAGTTCGCTATCGGTCAGCTGAACTGAGAACATTAGCCTTTTCCTTAATAGCTTCTACTTCTTCCTCAGAAAGATAGTAGCGCATGGTTATCTCAAATGAATTGACTAACTGTTTCCAGCTTTCTTCTTCACCATCTGCCATGACGATCAATCCTTTGGAAATTCCCCTTACCAAGGATATGTAATCGGCAGCTAAAATATTCTGCACCAATTCATCAGTCGTGCTATGGCTAAGTTTCAGCGCATGTTTCATGCTGCACCTTCAAGCACCACAAAATCTTGTTTGC